TATAAATAAAGTTTCAGATGATTCAAACATCATCAACAAATGCGGAACGAACATCACTATGGGTCAAAATGGTGATACTGTTGTTATTCCTAATGGAGTAACAGAACAAGTTCAAGCCGGCGGTACAATTCAAGTTCAATCAGGTGGATCAGTTACAATTGCATCAGGAGCATCTATTACTAATAGCGGAACAGCTACAGGTTTTGGAAGTCCAGGTCAATTAGTAGATTGGCAAACAAGTTCAATTAAAACAGCAACTTTTACTGCAGTAAATGGAGAAGGTTATTTTATAAATCAAGGAAGTGCTATAACAGCAAACTTACCAGCAGGATCTGCTGGAGCAATTGTTGCTTTTGCTGATTATGCAAGAAATTTTGAAACATATAATTTTGTAATATCACCAGACGGTTCTGAAAAAATTGGTGGAATTGCACAAGATTTATCTTTAAGAACAAATGGCCAAGCTTTAACTTTAATTTATGTAGATGCAACAAAAGGTTGGGTTAACGTTCAAAATGCAGAGGATACAGAAACAGGTACTCCTCCTTTTATATGTGCTTCAGTTTCTGGAGTTGGTAATACTTTAGCAACAGCACCAGATTGTGCTAATGCAAAGATTGCAACATTCGTAGGTCCTGGTTCATTTACAGTAAATTCAGCAGCTCCTTGTGCAGCAAATAATATAGTTTCATATATGATAGTAGCTGGTGGTGGAAGTGGTGGATATGATTCACAAGCAGGTGGTGGTGGAGCAGGTGGTTTTAGAGAATTAAAAAGTCCAGCTACTCCTTATACAGCTAGTCCTTTAGATGGTTATCCAACACCAGGAAATAGAGTTACAGTTAGTGCACAAGCATATGCAATAGTAGTTGGAGGTGGTGGAACTAGTCCAGGAAGTGGTGGTAATAATGGAAGTCCTTCATCTTTTGGTGGTATAACATCAGCAGGTGGGGGTTATGCTAGAGGTTCTGGTAATCCAGGATTAGCTGGAGGTTCAGGTGGGGGTGGAGCAGAAAATTCAAGTGGAGGTGCTGGAAACACACCTCCTGTAAGTCCACCTCAAGGAAATAGTGGTGGACCTTCAAGTAATCCTACAGGTGGTGGTGGAGGTGGAGCTACAGCTAGTGGTAGTAGTGGTCCTCCTCAAAATGGTGGACCCGGTGGTGCTGGAGCAACAACAAGTATTACTTCAACACCAACAGCTTACGCTGGTGGTGGTGGTGGAGGTGGTTATTCTCCTAGTGGTTCAGGTGGAACTGGTGGAACTGGTGGAGGAGCAAATGGTGGTTGTTATAATAATCCTGGAAAACAAGGAAGAGATGCAACAGATAATACTGGCGGTGGTGGCGGTGGTAATGGATGGCCAACTGGAGGCTTTGCTGGTGGTCAAGGTGGATCTGGTATAGTAGTAATAAGATATAGATTTAGTTAGGTAAATTATGAGTGAAGTAAAAGTAAATAAAATTAGTCCAAGAACAGCGTGTGGCACAGTCACATTAGGAGATAGTGGAGATACATTCACAATCCCTGCAGGTGCAACAATTAATAACCAAGGTACAGCAACAAACTTTGGTGCAACAGGTTCAGCGTCTTGGAATACAACAGTTAAAACAGGAGACTTTACAGCAGTCGCTGGAGAAGGATATTTTGTAAATACAACAAGTGGAGAAATTACAGTTACACTTCCTGCATCACCTAGTGCTGGAGCTGTAGTTGCAATAAAAGATTATGCAAATACTTTTGATACAAATAAATGCACATTAGCAAGAAATGGTTCTAAAATAGGTGGAGAAGAAATTAATGGAACTTTAAGTGAAGAAGGTATTGCAGTAACATTAATTTTTATAGATGCTACAAGAGGTTGGTTAGTAACAGATTCAGGTTTACAATCAGAAGCACCAACAGCACAATACTTTGCAGCTACAGGTGGAAACAGTACAGCAACATCTCCTTGTGGTAATTTTAAAATTCATACATTTACAGGCCCTGGTACTTTTTGTGTATCTAGTGCAGGTAATGCACAAGGTTCAAATACAGTAGAATATATAGTTGCAGCAGGTGGTGGAGGTAGTGGAACAGACAGAGGAGCAGGTGGTGGTGGAGGTGGATTTAGATTTGCATCACCTTCTTTAGCTCCTGCAACATATCCAGCAAAACCTTTAGCAGCACCTGCGGGTTTATCAATGCCGGTTGCACCTTATCCTATTTCTGTAGGTGGTGGTGGAGCTGCAGGAGGAGTTTCTGCTCGAGGGACTTCAGGAACTAATTCAATTTTATCAAATATAACATCCGCAGGTGGTGGTGGCGGTGGAGGTCCCGGACCTGGAGGTTCAGGTACACCCGCAGGAGCTGCAGGTGGTTCTGGTGGTGGAGGAAAATGTAATCCAGGTAATCAACCAAATGCTGGTGGAGCAGGGAATACACCTCCCGTAAGTCCACCTCAAGGTAATACAGGTGGCCCTAATTTAGGTGGAGAAATTTCAGCAGGCGGAGGCGGCGGTGCTATTGCTACTGGAACAATAGGAGGTCCTGGTAGTAGAGGTGATGGAGGTAATGGTGCAGGTGTACCAAATGCTTTTGGAACTTCTGGTCAAAGCTGTGGTTCTTTTTACTATTTCTCTGGTGGTGGCGGAGGAGGTGGTGGAGATCAACTTATACCTTTTAGTCCAAACAGAGCTAACGGTGGTTTAGGTGGTGGAGGTTTAGGCGGAACAAGTAATAATAGTACGAATTTAGATGGAGCTGCCGGAACAGCTAACACTGGTGGTGCAGGTGGTGGTGGAGGAAATAATAATGACTCTGCTGCAGGTGGTTCTGGAATCGTTATTATTAGATACAAATTTCAAAATTAATATGTATTTACTAGTAATTAAAATTAATATATAAGGAGAAACATTATGGCACATTTTGCAAAACTAGGAGCTAACAGTAAAGTTATTCAAGTACTTACTTTGAATAATGGTGATATGTTAAACGCTGATGGCGTTGAAGATGAATTAGTAGGACAACAATATTTAGAGACACACAATAATTGGCCTGCACAAATGTGGATTCAAACATCTTACAATACACAAGGTGGCACACACAAAAATGGTGGTACAGCATTAAGAGGAAATTACGCAGGTATAGGTTATACTTGGGACGAAGATGATCAAATCTTCTGGCCTAAAAAACCTTACACATCTTGGGTAAAACATAATGCATCAGCTTCTTGGAAATCACCAATCGGTGATGCTCCAGCATTAACAGAAGAACAGACTTCACAAAACATGGCTGATACTCACAGATGGGTTTACGTTTGGAATGAAGATAATACAACTTGGGACTTGACAGACAGCAAAGCATAAATTAAAAATGGTGGTGGTATGCAGAAGAAAGTCTTAACAGAACAATCATTATATTACGGTGATGTAGCAATGCCTAAAGATTGGGACATTGACCGAGATAAGTTATCAGGTGATATTTTACAATCAGTAATTCACAACAAAGATTTTCCATTTTCAAGAACTTGGGATATGTTAAATACATATATGCGAGATCATATAAATTTAGACCATGGGTTTACTTTAGTTAACAAAGAAACTTGGGGTAACATCTATAAACCTCAACAAACTACAATTCCATTATTAAATATAGATCCAGTAGATTTACGTAACTCACCAGACTTTACATTACTCTATGGTGTAGAAGTTAAAAATTGTATGGTCAGAATACATTTTGAAGATAACAGACGTAAGGGTAGATCTTGGGATATAGAACTTAAAAATAATATGTTTATTATGTTTCCATCAACTAATATGTATTATCTAACTAACAATCAAAAAGATTCATTAAACTTTGTCCAAACAATAACTTATGAATACATATAATTTTATTGAGTTATATAAAGTTCCTAAAAAACTATGTGATAGTTTAATAAATTATCATAAAAAAAATAAAGAACATAAAGTAATAGGAGAAACAGGTGATGGAATTAATAAAGAAGTAAAAGATTCAATGGATGTTTATTTTTATAATCAATCACAAAATAAAAATATTAAATTTTTTTTTAATACATTAACTAATTGTGTTCGTAAGTATTGTATTAAATATAATATAACAGAAAATATGAGAACTTATGTAGTAAACCATATCCAGCATTATAAACCAGGAGGAGGTTATCCTGTTTTACATTACGAAAGAAGTATAATGAATCCTAAAAGAATTATAGCATATATGTTATATTTAAATACAGTTACTGATAAAGGTGGTACAGAATTTCCTTTTCAAAATGTAACATTATCTGCTACTAAAGGTGATCTTGCTTTATGGCCAGCTGAATTTACACACCCACACAAAGGTGTAATATCTTCTACTCAAGAAAAATATATTGCTACAGGATGGTTTGAATTAATATGAATATATCTAATTACTATTGGTATTTTAAATCTGCATTAACTTCTAAATTTTGTGATGATGTTATTAGATATGCAAATTTACAAAAAGATGAAATGGCTAGAACTGGTGGTTATGTTGATAAAAAATTAAACAAAGACCAAGTTAAAAATATGCAAAGAAAAAGAAAGTCAGATTTAGTTTGGCTTAATGATAAATGGATATATCGAGAAATACATCCATATGTTCACGAAGCAAATAGACAAGCTGGTTGGAATTTTGATTGGGAAAGAAGTGAATCTTGTCAATTTACAAAATATAAACACAACCAATACTATGATTGGCACTGTGATGGTTGGGATAAACCTTATGAAAAGGAAGGACTTGAAAACGGTAAAATTAGAAAACTATCT